CAAGTTTGTTTGGTACTGGCTACTCTGGCTTTTACCCAAGATGGTGGGCCGGCATCAAGTCGCTCAATAAGCAACCAGCCGAGATAGTTATTGTGCATGACCCTCAAAATAAAGATGAGGTACTTGCTAACATCCCAGAAAACTACAAGGCAATAACAAAGACAATAGAGATGACCGGCACCTACTCAGACTTTAGGCTTGCCATGCAAAGGTCTTTGACAACTGACTGGATTTCTGTCGGCGATGTTGATGACCAGTATCTTCCAGGTGCTTTTGATGAGCTTGACCAAGCACACGCTGAGGGTTGCGACATCTACATTGACAAGGTGCAATTCAAGCATGACGGCTCAATCTTTCAGGGTACTTGGCAACCCCAGAACATCCCTTACAAAATGACCTGCCCTGGCAATGCCCCTATAAAGCGAGAGCTATACGAAAAGACTGGTGGTGCCAAGGGTGGCAGCTTTTATGATGACTGGGAACTTTACATCAGGTGCGTTGCAGCCGGTGCCAAGCCTTTCCACGCCACTACTGTTAGGCTTATTCACGACCTTGGACACGATAGGGTCACGCTAAGCGGAGTTAACAGACCGAGCATAAACGACAGCATCGGACAAGATGCTATAGCCAGAGTCAGACAAGAGCTGGGTTTTTAGGAGAGAGCAATGAAGGTAGGAATCACAGGCGGTCAGGGCTTTATTGGCTCATGGGTTGCAGATGAACTAGAGAGGCGAGGCCACTCTGTTCTGAGCCTAGATCATCGAGTACGCACAAAGACTGACAATGTTATGCTCGGCGATGTTCGAGATGAAACAGCAGTCATGGAGTTTGCAGCTCATGTTGACGGCATCATTCACCTAGCGGCAGTTTTGGGCACAGTCGAAACTATTGACCGACCATTGCCAGCAGCAGAAACAAACATCATGGGTACGCTCAATGTGTTTGAGGCCGCATCTCGCTATGACCTGCCGGTTGTCTTTGCAGCAGTCGGTAATGCCAACATTGCCAGAGGTACATACTGCATCACAAAATCTGCCTCAGAGCGATTTGTAGAGATGTACCGAGAGGATCGTGGACTAAGGGTCACAAGCGTAAGACCCATGAATGCTTATGGTCCAAGACAGTCTGCACCTGAGCCTTATGGTGCTGCCAAGGTTCGCAAGATTGTTCCAAGCTTTGTATGCTCAGCTCTTGCTGGCGACCCACTAAAGGTTTATGGAGATGGCAGTCAGGTCAGCGATTCAGTCTGGGTTGGCGATGTTGCCAGGGTGTTTGTGACTGCCCTAGAAAAGGCAGCTGAGGGGATTGTGCCGACACACCCGATAGATGTTGGCAACGAGCATCCAACTACTGTCCTAGAGGTTGCTAACGAGGTTCTAAAGAATGTAATAAAGGGCACAATCGAAACTGTGCCTATGAGGGCTGGTGAGCCTTTTGGTGGTCCTATGAGTACCCAAGCAGACTTGCTAAAGGTTGTCGAGGCTATCAAGACAGCAAACCCTAAGCTAAGACCTCAAGATGTTAGGCGAGTCGTTAGAGAGCTAGGCACAGTTGTCAGCGCAGACATGACAACCCTAGAGGCTATTGGAGTTGATCCTGCAAGCTTCAAGCCGTTGTCTGAGGGTATTGCCGAAACAGTAGAGTGGTTTAGGGCAAACCGAGGCACAGCTTGGGATACTAATTAGCAGATAGACTAGAGGCATTATGGCAATCACAAACGGCTACGCAACTCTCCTAGATGTCAAAAGTGCCCTACGCATCACAGACAGTATGGATGACACCCTACTTGAAACCGCTATCGAGTCAGCCTCAAGAATGATTGACGGCTTCACAGCTCGCACCTTTTCCAACGCTGGCACCGCTGTAAGAAACTACGCAGCCACCGATGCTATCAACCTAATTATTGATGATGCAATTACAGTCACCAAGGTTGAGTCAACAGATGAGATTGGCGACACTTACACAGAGTGGAAGGTCACCGACTATCAGCTTGAGCCAGTCAACGGCAGAGCAGATGGACTCTACTCACCATTTACAGGCATCAGGGCAATCAACGATTACTCTTGGCCTGTTGTTGACTATCAGGCACTTGTAAGGATTACCGGCACTTGGGGCTGGCCTACTGTACCTACTGCCGTCAAGCAAGCCACCATCATTCAGGCATCAAGACTTTTCAAGCGTTTAGACTCACCGCTGGGTGTTGCTGGGTTTGGCGACATGGGAGCAATCAGAGTTAGCCGATTCCTAGACTCAGATGTTGAGCAACTGCTTATGCCTTACAGAATTATGAGGAACTTCGGCTAATGAGCATCAGCCTAATTAGGCAGGGCCTAGCCAACAATCTTGCAACCATTCCAGGGCTTAGAACAGCGGCTGAGGTTCCTGATCTACCTAACCCCCCTATTGCTATTGTCGCTCTAAACTCTGTCACCTACGACAGGGCCTATGCCCAAGGCATGACCAGCTACATGTTTACAGTCACTGTCATAGTCGGCAGGGTTGCCGAAAGAGAAGCACAAAGACGGCTTGATGCCTACATTTCTACTGGGTCAAGTAGTGTCAAGTATGCAGTAGAATCAGATAAGACTCTCGGTGGTAATGCCTACGATTGCCGAGTAGTGTCAATGGACTCAGTTGGGTCTTTGACAATCAGCGACAACACATACCTGGCTGCTGACTTCACAGTCACAGTCATAGCAAACTAGGAGAATAAATTGGCAAAGTTTTACGCACAAGACTACAAGATTACAATCGGCACAGCCGTACTAAGCGAGGACATCGCTTCTGTGACTCTTGACATTACTTCTGACGAAGTAGAAACCACAGCATTTGGCTCGACTTACCGCACCAGAATCGGTGGCCTAAAGGATGCATCTGTATCCCTAGACTTCCACCAGGACTTCGGAGCAGGATCAGTTGACGCTCTACTATTCCCACTTATGGGTTCAACAGTTGCAGTAAAGATTGCACCTACTTCAGGCACAATCACCGCAACAAACCCTGAGTACCGCTTCACTGCCCTAGTCACCCAGTACCAGCCATTTGCCGGTGCAGTTGGCGACCTAGCTACCCTCTCTGTCACTTGGCCTGTATCTGGCGAAGTCACCAGAGCCACAGCAGCGTAGTAAGCTAAGAGCATGAAAATAAACCTACAAGTAGAGTTCAGCGACAAGCCTGGTGAAACTAAAGAGGTCACCTGCCTAGCGTCTGACATGGTGAAGTTTGAGTCACACTTCAACATCTCCATTGCAAACCTAGACAAAGACCTCAAAATCACTCACCTGCTTTTCCTAGCTTGGGCAAGTGAAACACGCACCAAGGCAACTGCTAAGACATTCGATGAGTGGATTGACGGAGTTCTCTCCGTTTCGGCCTCTGACGACCCAAAAGCATAAAGGGTCTAGGGGATCAATCAGCTCATTGGTTCATAGCATCTCTGGCAGTCGAAACTGGCATTAGCCCCAGAGAGTTGTTAGAACTCGATGAACGAATGCTCTGGACAATCAGCCGGTATTTGATTTTCAAGAATCAAAGCCGAAGCTCTAAAAGATAAGCCCCCGAAAGGGGGTTTTTCTTTTGGGTAGAATTAGAGAAGTTATCTATCTAGGAGTCCTGTGACTACGCAAATCCGCATTGAAGGTGTAAAGGAAACCTTGCAACTTCTCGATGCTGTCCAGCCAGGAAGCATTAGAGAGCTTCGCAAAGACATCAAGCGTATTGCCGAGCCAGCAGTCACGGCTATTAGAGCTAACCTGCCAAAGACTGCACCTCTATCTGGCATGAATCACTATGGTCGCACACGCTTTGCAGGGGCAGTTGTAAAGGCAAACCTAGACCTTAGACAGCACAGACTCAACAACACACATTCTCTAGTAAGGCTTGAGGTTATCTCACCAGGCGATGCAGCTGGTCTTGAAATCGCCGACATGGCTGGTAGGCGCACAATGCAACACGGCCCACGCTTGCCGTATGAATACAAGGGTATTGGTCGCAGAGGTGGCTCAGGTCGTCAGAATCCAACTAGGTCAAGACCAGTTGTAAGGCGTGGCAACAGCCGTCAGTTCTCATACCGCATCAACGGACAGGGTAAGGGCATGACCGATAATCTAGGCAAAGTGCCATCACGCTACATCTACCCAGCAGTAGCTGGCAAGGTAGAGGGCATTGCTCAGGACATGCTAAAGACACTTGAAACTTACACCGCAAAAATCAACCAAAAACTTAAGGTTCGCTAATGGCAATTAGAATACCCATCCTTACTAGCTTTGACCCTAAAGGCCTAAAGCAAGCCAACGCACAGTTTGCCAAGCTCCAGACCTCTATTGGATCACTAGGTAGAAACTTCGCTATTGCTGGAACAGCCATTGTTGCTGGCACAGCATTACTCGGTAGGGCTGTAAAGTCTGCATCTAACTTTGAGGCAGAGTTTGAGGGTGTCAACCAAGTCTTTGGAGAAGCAGCTAAGAGCGTACAAGCGTTTGCAGAGCAAGCCGCACAGTCAGCAGGTCTAAGTGCTACTGAGGCTTTACAAGCATCTAAAACCTTTGGCTTGTTTGCTACTGGTGCAGGGCTTGGTGCAGAGGAAGCTGCAAAGTTTTCAACCACGATGGTTCAGCTTGCTGGTGACCTGGGTTCATTCAACGATGTGCCAACTGCCGAGGCACTTGCCGCTATTCAGTCTGGTCTTATGGGTCAGTCCGAGCCCCTTAGAAGGTTCGGTGTTTTCCTTGATGACGCTCGACTAAAGCAAGAAGCCCTCAACATGGGTATCTACGATGGCACTGGCCCTCTAAGTACCCAGCAAAAGATGATGGCCTCTTACAGTGCAATCTTGGCTCAGACAACAGTTCAGCAGGGCGACTTTGTAAAGTATCAGGACACTCTTGGCAACCAGCTAAAGACCATTAGCACAGAGTTTGACAACCTAACCAAAGACATCGGACTCATGCTCATTCCGGCAATCACCGATGCATTGCCTCAAATCAAGGAACTTGC